CTACAGTCTCAGAAACTTCCTATTCCGCATTGATTGGCAAGTTTGTCAATGATGCTAAACGTCAGATTGAAGATTCCTATAACTGGAATGTTTTATCTCAAACAATCACAGTTACTACTGTTAGTGCCACAAGTTCTTATTCTTTGACAGGTGCGGGTCAGAAGTTTCGTATTAACGATGCTATCAACACTACCAGTGTTATAACTTTAGACAACACTACAACTGCGGATATGAACCGCAAGTTGAACTTTGGCACACCTTCACAGTCTATTCCTTCAGAGTTCTGCTTTAACGGGGTAGATGGTAGTGGCGACACAAAGATTGACCTGTTTCCAGTTCCTGATGGTGTTTATACACTCAAGTTTGATTTAACCATTCCACAGGCTAATCTGTCTGCTGATGGCACTTCAGTCAAGGTTTTGGACTATTTGGTTACTCAGAATGCCTATGCTCGTGCTTTGATGGAGCGTGGCGAAGATGGTGGCACAACAACCTCAGATGCCTATGTTTTATACAAAGGTATGTTATCTGATGCGATTGCATTGGAAAGCACTCGTTACCCTGAAGATAACTTTGTGGCGGTCTAATGGCAGCTCCTTTACAAAGTCAAAGCATTAGCGCACCAGGCTTTTATGGCCTGAACACGCAAGATTCGCCATTAGATTTGGCATCTGGCTTCGCTTTGGTTGCCAATAATTGTGTGATTGACCAATATGGTCGTGTTGGATCTCGCAAGGGCTATACCTTGGTAAACCCCTCATCTGGAAATTTGGGTTCTAACGATGTCACTGTCATCCACGAATTAGTCCAAACTAATGGCACTTTGACTCTTTTATTTGCAGGAAACCTCAAGTTATTCAAACTTGGCACTTCTAACGCTGTGACTGAGTTGACCTATGGTGGTGGTGGTTCTGCTCCTACCATTACGGCAAATAACTGGCATTGCGCTTCTCTAAATGGTATTACTTATTTCTTCCAATCTGGACACGATGCACTTATCTTTGACCCTGCTATAAGTACTACTACCTATCGCAGAGTATCTGAGAAATCAGGTTATGTAGGTACTGTTCCGCAAGCAAACATTGCTATTTCAGCTTTTGGTCGTTTATGGGTGGCTAATTCATCTACAGATAAGGTGACTATCAGCTTCTCTGACTTGATTGCGGGTCATGTATGGTCTGGTGGCACAACAGGTTCTTTAGATGTCTCTCGTGTATGGCCTAATGGTTCAGATGAGATCATGGGTCTAGCGGCTCACAATGACTTCTTATTCATCTTTGGTAAACGACAGATTCTTGTTTACTCTGGTGCTACAACTCCCGCAACACTTTCTCTGAGCGACACAGTAGGCTCTATTGGATGTATTGCAAGAGACTCTATTCAGTCAATCGGAACTGATGTGATCTTCTTGTCAGACTCTGGAGTTCGCTCTTTGATGAGGACTATTCAAGAGAAATCTGCTCCTTTGCGAGACCTATCTAAGAATGTTCGTTCCGACTTGGTGTCCTCTTTAGCAGTAGAGACTTTGGCTAATCTGAAGTCTGTTTACTCAGAGAAGAATGCCTTTTATCTATTGACTCTTCCAGTAACGGCACAAGTCTTTTGTTTTGATACAAAGATGCAATTGCAAGATGGTGCATCTAGGGTCACTAAGTGGGATTCAATTACTCCTACATTTCTATATTCGCTTCGCAATGGTGATTTGTATATTGGTAAGAATGGATATATTGGAAAGTATGGAAGTTTCTTAGATAATACATCTACTTACCGACTTTCTTACTTTACGAATCATGCAGATTTGGGTAATGAAAATCAGATTTCTATCCTCAAGAGAATCAAAACAATCGTTATTGGTGGCTCTGACCAGTTCGTCACGATTAAGTGGGGATTTGACTTTGCTGCAAACTATCTTTCTGGAAATGCTTACATTCCTGAACAGAAGAACTATGAGTATGGTCTTGCTGAATATGGTGTGGCAGAATACTCTGGTGGTGTGCTTATTAAGACGCTAGATGTGACTGCTTCTGGCGCAGGAAAGATTGTTCAAACTGGTTACGAAACCACTATTAACGGCACACAGTTGTCAATTCAGAAGATTGAGATTCAATCTAAGAACGGGAAAATATCATGAGTACTGTTCTTAATTTTGTTCAATCAACAAAGATTTGCAATAGTTGTAAAGAACCGAAACCATTTACATCATTTACAAAAAACAAAGCATCTCCTGATGGATTGCAATACAAGTGTCGTCCATGTGATGTTGTTTATCAGGCAAAGCGTAGATTAGACAATCCACAGAAACGCAAAGCCTACGAAAAACAATACTTAGACAATAAACGACAAGATTTTGACTTCCGTTTGAATATGTTGCTCAATGCCTCAAAACAACGAGCAAGAAATAAGAATCGTGAACATACGATTACTGTTGAAGATATAAAAGCAATCTATCCTACTGATGGATGTTGCCCTATTTTTGGAATGAAACTAGAATTCAATACTGCTGGATTTAGAGAAAATAGTCCTAGTATTGACCGCATAGATTCAACAAAAGGTTACACACCTGATAACATTCAAATTATCTCTTGGAAAGCTAATCGCATAAAAGGTTATGCAACTCTGCAAGAATTAGAAATGTTACTAGCTTATCTGACACAAGGAGAATAATCTTGTCAAATTATACAAAAAGTACCAACTTTGCAACTAAAGACAACCTTACACCTGGCGATCCGCTAAAGATTGTCCGTGGTACTGAGATTGACACTGAGTTTAATAACATTGCTACTGCTGTTGCGACAAAGACAGATAACTCTGCTGCCGCAATTACTGGTGGTTCTATCACTGGTATCACAGACTTAGCAGTTGCTGATGGCGGTACAGGTGCTTCTACTGCGGCTGGTGCATTGAATAACTTGTTGCCAAGCCAAACCTCTGCGGCTAACAAGTATCTCCAATCGGATGGTACTAACGCTTCATGGGATGCAGTCACTCTCTCTACTGCAGACATTACAGGAACTCTGCCCGTAGCCAATGGTGGTACTGGTGTAACTAGCTCAACAGGCACAGGCAATGTAGTGTTGTCAAACTCGCCAACACTGGTGACTCCCGCCTTGGGAACACCCGCTTCTGGTACTTTGACAAACGCTACAGGATTGCCAATCTCTACTGGTGTGAGTGGTTTGGGTACTGGTGTAGCTACATTCTTGGGTACTCCATCATCTGCCAATCTAGCTTCAGCGGTATCGGATGAAACAGGATCAGGTGCTTTGGTGTTTGCTAATAGCCCAACATTGGTCACTCCCGCCCTTGGTACTCCATCAGCCTTGGTTGGCACAAACATCACAGGCACTGCTTCTGGCCTGACTGCGGGTAACGTCACAACTAATGCTAACTTAACAGGTGCAGTCACTTCTGTTGGAAATGCAACATCTTTGGGTTCATTTAGTTCTGCCAATCTTTTAGCTGCTTTGACAGATGAAACAGGAACGGGATCAGCAGTATTTGCTACATCACCTACTTTAGTGACTCCTATTCTTGGAACTCCTACTAGCGCAACTTTAACAAACGCTACAGGGCTTCCAATCTCCACTGGTGTGTCAGGTCTAGGTACAGGCGTATCAACGGCTCTAGCGGTCAATACAGGCTCTTCTGGTGCTGTTGTTGTTAATGGTGGTGCTTTGGGTACTCCCTCTGGCGGCACTGCAACAAACTTGACTGGCTTGCCTTTGTCTACAGGTGTAACGGGTACTTTACCTGTTGCCAATGGTGGTACAGGAACAGCAACTCCAAGTATTGTTGCGGGAACAAACGTAACTGTTTCTGGAACATGGCCTAATCAAACAATTGCGGCATCTAGTGGTGGTACACCTGGCGGCTCTAATACTCAAGTTCAGTATAACAATGCGGGTGCATTTGGCGGCATTACAGGTGCTACAACTAACGGCACAGCATTGACTCTTGTTGCTCCTGTTCTTGGAACGCCAGCAAGTGTTACGTTAACCAATGCAACGGGATTACCACTTAGCACAGGTGTAACAGGCAACCTACCCGTTACAAATTTAAACTCAGGCACATCAGCATCAGCAAGCACATTTTGGCGAGGTGATGGTGCTTGGGCTACGCCTGCGGGCGGTATTGCTTACACAGCAGTTAAAACAGCCAACTACACAGCCGCAAACAATGATGGTGTTTTAACAAACACAACGGGCGGTGCTTTTACAGTTACTTTGCCTACAAGCCCATCAGTAGGTAATATTGTTGTTGTGGTTGACTCTTTTAGTCAATGGGGAACAAACAACTTGACAGTTGACCCTACAGCGTTGATTAAGATAGCTGGCAACACGGCTGGTGATACATTGGTTTGCGATATTACAGGCGTAACTGTTACGCTTGTTTACACGGGTGCAACTTATGGGTGGAATGTTTCTGCACAGATTGGCGGAAATAGTGGGACAGTGGTTACTTTGGATGGCACACAGACTCTTACCAATAAGACCATTGCTTATGGAAGCAACACACTCACTGATGTGGTAGGGGTTACAGCTACTCAGACGCTTACAAATAAGACTCTGACAAGCCCAACTCTTACTACTCCAGTTTTAGGCACTCCATCTAGCGGAACATTATCTTCTTGCACAGTTGATGGAACAGATGCAGTAGGTTTTAGAAATATTCCACAAAATAGTCAGTCTGCTGCTTACACATTAGTTTTGGCTGATGCTGGCAAGCACATTTTTCACCCAGTTGGTGACAACAACGCAAGGACATTTACGATCCCTGCAAACAGTTCTGTGGCCTACCCTATCGGCACTGCTATTACATTCATCAACATGGCTGTGGCAAACGTCACGATTGCCATCACAACAGACACATTGGTTTTATCTCCCGCAGGTACAACAGGTTCACGAACCTTGGCAACAAATGGGTCGGCAACCTGCATTAAGATTACCTCAACATCATGGCTCATCTCAGGGAGTGGTTTAACATGAGTGGCGCACTTCAAGCGGTTTTTCAGAACCAAAGGTCATTTGGGCCACCTGCAATTGGTTCGGCTTTTGGTGGGGGCTTCTTTGCTGGTCAAATCTCTACTGCGGGTAATGGCATTGCAGATTACAACCTTGTTGTCGCTCCTGCGGCATCGGGACAAAGCACGAAAAAGTGGAAAAATGCAAACACAGCAACTGTTGGGGCGACTAGCGTTATAGATGGGCCGCAGAAC